ATTTGCTGCTTCTCGTCGCGTGAGAGCTGGCGGCCAACGCGCTCCTGCTCAGCGTTGATGATCGTCGTGATGTTGTCTCGCATGTAGAGCGACTGCGCCGCAGCTTCCTTATCTCCGCGTGGAGGGTCAGCGAGCTTGGTGAAACCGTTCCGAGTCAACGTGGCCTTGAGTTGGTCAGCGTCGATGGTCGCGGCGACGATACGGTCCGGCTTGTTTCGCTCCGACATCAACCTGACGAAAGTCGCATGCGTCATCTTGTTGCGGTTGCGCTCAAGCCAGTCGCCCTCGGCGACAAGTGCCGGGTTACGTGCGACCTGCTCCATTACCGTCATCTCGTCCTGCTGCCGCTGGCCGGCCATGTACTTGGCTCTGTCAACGGGCCGTAGGCGGCCGAATTGTTCAGGCGGAAGATCGGCAAGCGTGTTTCCTGGCACCGCGAGAAACTGCTCAACATTGTCAATCAGAATGCGGTTTTCCTGTTCAATCAGTGCATCGTCCTGCGCGAACTGCGTCCGCAATTCGGCCTGGACAAACTTGCGAGTCTGATCGTCCTTGATCTGTTCCGATAGCACAAGCGCATCGCGCAACGTGGTCGGAGGTTCGACCGGGCCATCCTTCTGTTGCCAGTAGGTTTCCGGGTCGCTCTTGGACACCAGAAGCCCCATGTTCTTGATGCTCGATGCCAGTTCGCCGACCACCGACCGCTGGCGATTCGACTCCACCGATTCGGTCAGCGCCTGCCGCGTCTTGGCGTCAAGGCTCTCGACGGTCGCCGAGTCGGACAGGAACTCGCTGGCCTGCGAGTATTCCTTCTCTGACATCAGACCGTTCACGATCCCGACCGCCATCCGGTCGTACACCTTCTGCTCGAGCTGCTTCATCTGCGCCGAGTCAGGCGCGTAGCCCATGAGCTCGCCGGCCTTGCGAATCTCGGCGATGGCCGTGTCTGCGTTGGCCGCGTAGTTGATGAGCCCAACCGGGCGTCCCTCGGCGTCCTTGAGGCTGCGCTGCGAGTACGCCTGGATCGCGTAGTCGGCGCTCAACTCGGCGCGGGCCGTGGCCTCGTTCGTCTGGTAGACGCGGAGCTGCTGGACGCGGTGCTGGCCCATTCGGCTCTGGAAGATCCCCATGTTCCGGGCGAGGATCGGGGAGAGCATCCGCCGCTGCACGTCGTTGTCGAGCATCCCCATCGCCGACTGCCCTGCCTGCGACAGCTCGGCCTGCATGGCGTCGTAGTTCACCTCGGCGTCCTTGCCGATCATCGCCATGTACTTATCAGTCACGGCCTGCATGCCCCTGCCGGCCGCTACGTCGGCTTCCTTGGTCTTGGCCTCGTCGATGCCGTCTTGGATCGCCGAGCCGAGCCGGAAGGCTGCCATGCCCGTCTGGGTGAGCTGCTGACCAAACCGTGCGACCTGTGGCCCCGCGAGGTTCTCCGCAGGCGCGATGCCGGGGGCTGCGAAGTCGCCGATGTCGCCGCCCCCCTGCGGGGCGACCTGCGGGACGAAGGTGGTCGGTACGGTCGGCATGGGTCAGATCCTCTGCGTGGACACGCCCTCGAGCAGCTCCTCGATGCGGCGGTTGCGGGCCCAGGTGGTGGCAATGTCGGTGGCGCTGCCGAGGAGGCTCGTCCCGAGCGCGAGGCCGGGGTAGATCGTGCCGGCGGTCGCCTGTAGGTTCTGCGCGGAGATGTCGGCCATCGTGGCACCGACCCCGATGTTGAACGCCCGCAGGCGGGCCGCCTCCTGCTCGCGCACGGTGGCGGCGTTGATGTTCAGGCGGTCGATCTCCTTGACGAGATCCATGCTGCCGATGATCTCCTTTGCGCTGCCTGCGCCGAGGACGGCACCACGGGAAGCGAGTGCGGCCTGTGCGCTTGCACGCGCCTGCCCCGCCCGCATGGAGTACTGCCCGAACCGAGCCGCGCCCTCGCGGCCGATCTGCCCTGCCGTGAACTCGGCGGCACGCTGGTTGATCCGCCCCATCTCGGCCGCGAACCGCTGGTTCTGGGCCTGCATCTTGAGTTGGTTCTGCTGGCTCTGTGCAGCGTAGAACGAGCCGATGGCGCCCGTAATCGACCCGAAGATGCCCGCGATGGGGCCAGCGACCGTCATGGCACTGGCGAACTGCGATGCGAACCCAGGGCCAGATGGCGTCGGCCCGCCAAGCATCGTGCCAACTGCACGGCTCTGAACCGGGAAGTTCGTTGCCATCTGCATCGCTGGACTCAATCCGAACATGCTCATATCAGCCTCCGATGCTCACTTCAAGGGTCAGCCCAACGATGGTCAGCGGGAGCGGGTCCGACTGCCGCACGTAGACGCGCCCCGCCTGCCGCCACGTGGGCGTGAGCTTCACGCCGATCTCGTCCGTCTTGAGCCCAGGCGGCGAGCCGTATGGCTCCGTGGTGCGCTGCTTGGCCTCGACGAGATTGTCGGCGTCGGGGCCGACGAAGATTCCGCTCGAGCGATATACGCGCAGGAATGCCTCGTTGACGTTCTTTGCGCGGCCCTGCCCGAACGCCTCCATCTGGAGCGCCATCGGCAGCGTCTCGAGGTCGCTGACGTAGGGCAGACCGACATGCACGACCACGGACGGCCGCTGCAACACGGCCACCCCACCCGTCACCGTGACCTGCGGCATAACCGCTCCGTCAGCAAGGATGCTGACCGTCTTGCCATCGAGGTGCGTCAGGCCGGCCACCGTGTCGCGTGCAAACGCCCACACAGCCGTCGCCACCCCGCGCAGGGCCACAGGCAGGATGAGGTCCGTTCGGGCCGTAGCGACCGTCGTGGAGGTCGTGGACAGGATCGTCAGGCGATAGGTGTTTCCGTTGGCATCGGTCAGGACGATGGCGTCGCCCACGTCGGTGGTCGCCGGGAACTGGAAGATGGCGCTGCTCGCTGTAATCGTCAGCACGTCGGCCGGACCCCAAGTCGTGCCGCCCGTTACCGTGACCGTGGTGGCAGTCGTGTTCGTTCCGTTGTAGGTCAGGCCGCTGTCCACGAAGAAGCAGTCCTTCAACTCGCCGACCTGCCGGCTTGCGAACCGCTCCACGTATCGCTTCGTGTTGCCACCGATGGTCCGCTTGACGATGACGTACAGACGGTCCTCGGCACCCTCGGCCACGGCCGCGCACGACTCAAAGTCGCCATCCGTTTCGTGCTGGTGCCATGCACCGATCTGCTGTTCGGGGATGTACGTCAGTCCGAGCATGCTTCCCGTGCTCGAGATGAACCACAGCAGCGGCTGCGGAGCCTTGCTGTAGCACATGTCCGTGATGTCGAAATTGTCGAACAGGTGCGTGGCCCTGATCGACAGGTCACCAGTCACGAACCCGCTCGCCTGCCAGGAATAGCCAAGCTCGCGCACGTGGCCGTCTCTGGCAGAGCAGTACACCACCGTGTTGTTCACGATGGACGGCTGCACGTTGTTCGCACCGACGTAGGACTGCGGACGCACCGAGATCGTGGTCGGCGAGATCACGTCGCTGTTCACCGGGCTCACGCGCCACTCGGCGGCGCTCGTCAGCGCGAGCAGCTGCGTCAGCGGGACGAGGTGGCGGATCGTATTGGCCTCGCGGGCAGCGACACGAAATGCAATGCGGTCGGTGTCAAGAAGCGGGATGTGGTACGAGATGTCGCTCTCGGTGCCAGTGCGCGTCATCCACAGCGTCTGCGGCGCATTCGTCGTGCCGGCAAACACGCGGCGCTGCTCAAAGTAACTGACTGCACCAGGGTAGTTTCCGCTTGACGCAAATACCGTATCGACGATTGGAGGAGTAATTCCGAGGTCCGGCCCGATGTTGTTGTCGGTGAATGTCGTGAGGTCGGTCTGTCCGATCAGGCCGTACAGTCCGTTCTGGCGCTTGTAGATGTTGTAACGAGCAGCTCCTGACACAGCAGACCACGTAATTGTATTGCTCGATCCCTGCGCGTTCAGGTTGTTGTTCGCAGTCGCCGCGGAACTCGGCGCACTCTCGTCAATACCGTTCGGAGCGACCGTGGTGACAACGTAGTAACTGGTGAAGTCAAGCGCCTTGTCGCCGAACTGGACATATCCGCCGCTCGACCACGTTCCATAGGATGTCGTATCAAGTTCGATTCCGCTGCTGTATGTGCGGACGCGGAACTTGTCTCCGGCACTTATGTGAGAAACGATGTAGTAGTCATCAGGGAATGGATTCGTCCACGTTCCGCCATCAAGGTAGACCGGATCTCCAACCGACAATCCATGCGGTGCGGTCGTATGTGCGACGCCTGGATTCGCGGAAGTGAATCCGATGAGGTCAAGCGCTTCGCCTCGATTTGCGGTCACCGTCACGCTTGTCGGTGACGTGACGGTCGAAGCAAACGAAATCGTAGTCAGCGTCCACGTGGTTGCCCCCAGCCGGCGCAGCTCACGCGGTGCGTAGTTCGGATGGACAAGCGTCAGCACGTCAGCCGACTGCACGTAGTGGATGTCGAACAGGTCGGCCTCGGCGTAGGGATTCGGGATCTCGTAGATCCCTGCCGGAAGCGCGTACCAATATGTGGCGTTCGGAGGCGCGTTGCCTGTGGTCGCCGCAATGCAGTAGTAGTTCACTCCGCCAGACGAGACGAGAGCACCGACCGCATAAGTCGTGGCACCGTTGTATGCGGCAGGCGTCCCAGGACCGAGCGTCGCACCCTGCGTGTGGAACCGGAAGTACCCCGCGCCAAGCTCGAGCACCAGCGTCTGCGTGGTGCTGAACGTGAACGGAAGCAGGCGCGTGCGCTTCGTGCTGTCCTTGACCTCGCGCACGAACGCCGTGCCGGGTCGGTTCTCTGCCGGCCCCTGCGGCAGCGCGATGAAGTTGAGCAACTTCGCCGCGCCCGTCTGGAACTTCACGTCATCGATCCGCCCCCACATCTCGGGCGACACCTCGCCGCCCGCGAAGGACCGTGTGTACGTGCGGGTCAGCGCCATATCAGCGTCCAGAAATCCAAGAGGTGATGTGACCGGGCTTCACGTCGCGCTGGCTTGCGTCTGATGCGCGTGCCTGTCCGAGGTAGATGGCGACCATCTGAAGGCATCGCTGCCCCTGACGCGCACCCTCCTCGCCCTTCACGACCGGGCCGGCGAGGAATGACGCAAGCTGCCACGACAGCGCGATGGTGAACAGCGGGTCGAACTTGGTCGAATCGCTCACGAGCGCCTGATATCGCAGGAGCGCATTCTCTTGATTCGTGTAGATGACCTTGTTCCCGAGCGTGTCCGTCTCAATCACGTATTCCTGCGGCACGTACACGCCGGCGGTCGTGATGGGTGGGTTCGTCCATCCGAAGCCGTAGCGGTCGGCGGGGTATGCGCGGACGGAGTAGTCGTTCTCCGCGTCTGGCGGAAGCACAGCCACGGCGGTCATCATGTCACCGGGGCATGCGTAGGAATACTTCCACATGGTGTACGGCATCGTCACCTGCGCGAGGCTGACGCGCCGCGATGCGAACGACCACGTGTGCATCTGGAGGAGCATGTCACGTGCGCTCGGGTAGAACCGGGCGCAGTGCTCGGCCTGCGCTGATCCCTCCGGCGGGTCGATGCTGGCGACGGTCGCATCGTCCCCGAGGTGCGCGAGGGCGAGATTGCAGATTTCCACGACCGATGGCAAATTATTCGCTCCTCCCGTAGGACGGGAGGGGCGCCGTGGTTTCCCGCCGACGCCCCTCCCTGTTCACTAACTCGTTACAAGCTCACTCCGTGCCTGCGGTTTCGGCCACCTTGCCTTTGCGGAGACGGCGAGGCGGAGCGTCGGAAACGGTCGGCTCCGGTTCCGCTTCCACTTCCTCGAGATACTCGAGGTGATGGTTGCGCGGTCCCTTGTACTCGAACACGTCTCCGGGCTGGCGCAGCCCGTTGTCCACGAAGCAGAGAATCTTGGCCTTGACCTTCGGCATGGATAGCTCCTATCAGGCGACCGTGAAGCCGGACGCGTACACCGCACGACCGTCCTGGATGTCCATGACGATGTCCGCGCTGATGACGCCGGCGGTGTGGGTGCCGGTGGTCACGACCTGCGCGCCGAGGTATCGCAGGCCAGCAGCAGCGATTTGCTGCGGGCTGATGCGGACCACGACCTGCCGGCCAGCAGCGAGGTTCGCGGTGGTGATGACGCCGACCTCGCCGACCACGATGTTGCCGGAGGCAAGCGTGGAGGACGAGGAGGCGACCACCTGGAACGTGGCGTTCGTGCCGCCCGCGAGGGCGGTCGTGACGGTGAACAGCACGTAGAGGTCGCGGCCCTCGCCGATGTCTCGGTTCTGGGTGCCCTGGCCGACCGTGTAGAGCGAGCCGCTCACCGTGGCGGTGTAGGCGGTGTTGCTCTGGAGATCGACCACGTCCGGCGTGCCGCTGGTGCCGGTGATGTACGTGGCGGCCGAAGTGATAGCCCCGGTGTTGCCGAGGCGGAGGTTCTGGTCAAGAATCATTGTGTGTCCTTTCTTTCTTACCTATCAGGTAAGGCGAGCTTCTGCGTTGATGAGGGCATCGACACGGCGGCACGGAACGCCGAGGAACGACAGCCACGAATAGGGGGTACCGAACTGCGACAGACCCTGATTCACGGCCAGAACGTTCTGGCTGCGATCCATTGCCTTCACGGCAAGTCCGCTATGGACGGTGCGGTTCATGTAGAAGGCAGCACGGCCCATCGACATGTTCGGGATGCGGTACATGGCGCGTGCCATGAGCTTCACGAGGTCGGTCGCAGCGGTATTGGCCTGCGTTCCGGTCACACCAACGAGATCGCTCACGTCGATGTTGGCGATGCGGACAACGTAGCGCCAGTCCTTCACGACCAGACCGTTCTTCCACTGATAACGGGTGGCGTAAGCCTGGAGACGGTTGTTGCCGTCATAGACGGTCTGCTCGCCGAGATCCTCGTGCATCAGGCCGGCCGTCGAACCCTTCGGGAACGGGCAGTAGACGGTGTTGTCGCCCCAGACAACGAGGTACACCGAGGTGTTGTCGGTGCTGGTGCCGCCGCCTTCAATGATGTTCTGACCGATGCCCGACGAGCCGGGGGCCGCCGAGTACCGCGCCGCGAGGCCGAGGAACGACTTCGGCTCGATGGCGGGGTTGCCATAGAACATCGTGGTCGCCTGCGTCTGGTTCATGGCTTCGAGGAATGCCACGTCCTCGGACAGGCGGAACTGCGAGGTGTTGCCGTTCAGCATGGCGAGATCCTTATCGACCTCGCTGCGAGCCTCAAGGATGCCGCAGGCCTCATCGACCTGGGCAGTCGTGCTCTTGCTGTTCGGGATGCCCTGGTTGAGGGCGCGCCAGTACACGGCCGGGAGGCCGGTGCGGATCACGACGCGCTCGCCGGTGGGCAGGTTGCCCTCCTTGAACACGCAGTCCTCGAGGATCTCGTTCGACTGGGAGAGGAGTTCCGCGATGACCGGAACACGGCCCTCGGGATCGGTGCGCTTCGCCCAATCGGCGAGCGTCAGGTTGGTGCTGGAAAGAACTGCCATTGTGGTTTCCCTTTCGTGGGTTTAGGTGCTAGTGGAGTACAGGGCGTCGGCGAGGTCATTGAACGAGCGGGGTCCGGCCGGTCTGGCTTCGCCCTTGTTGCCCGTGACCATGCTGTCCTCGCTGATCGCCTTCCCGGCGCGGAACATGAACCGGATCACTTCCGGGTGGTTCCCGAGGCCGGACTCGTTGAGCAGGCTGCGGAGTTCGGAGGTGCCGAACGCATCGAGCGCCTTCTTCGCCACGGACAGGTTCTCCGACAGACGCTCGCCGCCAAACTCCTTGTCGGCCTTGCTGCTGTCGGCCCATCCGGTGCGGACGGCCTCGATCTGCGCCGCCTGACGTTCAGCCAGCTTGGGGCCGACTGCGTCAAGGACGCGCTGCGCGGCTTCCTGCGACAGGTTCAGCTCCTTCGCCACCTTCGAGTACTCGGCAATGACCTCGGAGTCGAACGTTCGACCCTCCGGTGCCTTGAACTCGTAGGTTTCCGGCGCGGTCGGCTTGGCGTCGGCTGGTGCCTCGGCGGCCTTGGCGTCGTTGGCTTCAGGAGCCTTGCCGGCAGCGGCCGCATCCGCGGCTTGCCGGCCCTGGGTCGTGGTCGCCTTCTGCTCGCTGCCGTAGAGCTTCTCGGCCGTCGCCGAGACAACTGCGGCAGCATCGGATGCGGGAGCGGCTGTCGTGTTGGTTTCAGCCGTTTCCATCATCGTTGGTTCGTTCATCGTGTGCCTGTTCCTTCATCATTGCCGGGTATTGCTCCGGGCAGAGCGCATGGACCATGCCGAGCATTCGTAGCCCGTAGTTCCTGCCGCCCTCCGCGAATGCCATCGACATCGCGTTGGTGTTGAAGGAACTGCGGAACACGCCCGCCTGGTCCAGCAGCCGCCACACAATGCGACGGCCTCGCTTGCTGGACATGAGCCACTTCACGTCGGCCTCCTCGTTCTGCCGTTCCAGACGCTCACGGAGCTCTTTGTCGGCTCTGTCGCGCTCCTGGCCCCGCAGGTCGAGGGGGTCGTAATTGCTCACGGCGGGACTGTATCCCTGTGGCTAATGCTTACGGGTACTGTTAGACCTCAACACCAGAGGGCGAGCCGTACCCCGAGAACATGTTCATCACGTCGGTGAGTGCGTTCTGCTGCCCAGTCGGTGCCTGCGCCATGTTCTTGACGCTCTGCGAGGTCTGCTGAAGCGCGGCTGCCTGTTCCTTCGCAGCCATCGCCTGATTGCGGGCGTCGCGCAGGAGCGCGACTTCCTTGTCGGCGATGATGAGCGACGGGTCCACGCCGAGCATGTCGGCGTATACGTCGGCCCACTGGTCCTGATCGAACTTGTCGAGGATGTCGGGCTTCATGCGGGCGATGGCCCCGAGGTTCCCGACGAAGCGGTCCACGGCGTTGGTGCCGATGGCACGCTGCGCCTGCGCCAGCATGCTGACGAACTCCACGTTTAGGTCCATTCCCTGCAATTCCTGCGGTGCCGGCGGCAATGCCCCAGACGCCACCATGCGCGTGAACGTGATGTCCACGAGCGGCGAAAGCAGCTCGTTATGCAGGCGCTCAAGGACCGGGCCGAGCATGAGGAGCTTCTCCTCGTGGCGCTCGGCGACCTCGGTGGCAGTCATGCGGGTGTTCGGGGTATTGGCGAGCATCAGGAACAGGTCGGCGTAGAACGAACCACGCACGCGCTCGCGGCAGTCCATGATGTCGTTCAGCAGGTACTGGAGGTTCAGGTTGACCTCGAACGCGGTCTTGATCCCGTTGGACTGCCCGTCGTAGTACGACACTCCGCCCGGGAGCGTCTCCACGTCGCGGTTCTTCATGGACGCCGGCACCTGAAGCGGCGGCTTGGTCTGGTAGTCGATGGCCTGCGCCTTGCGGAGCTGCTCGTGTTGGAGTTGCTTGATGTCTCCGAGCGCCTCCATGCCAGGGCTGTTGCCGTAGATGTCGCCGCCAACTACCGACCAGCGCGGGCAGAGCGCCGGGAAGTACTGGAACCCGCTCTCGCGCAGGAACACGCCTTCCTCGCCGCCGACCTCGAAGTAATACGAACCCCACGGCATGTTCTTGGCGTCGCGCTTGCCGATGTCGCGGTCGGCGCGAGGCTCGATGGCGTGGATCACGGGCACCCACTGGTCAAGGTTCCCGGTGCGGTACATGTTCTGCACCGACACGCTGCACTTCTCAAGGCCGAACTCCTTGACCACCTGCGAGACGGTCATCTCGAACTCGCGGTACAACGTGCAGACGCGGCCCTTTGCGTCGGTTGAGATGCAGTACTCGCCGCAGGTCAGCGGGTAGTGGTGGATGACGCTCTGGTAGTCGGGGAGCAGGATGGTGGCTGCGGTGCCGAACGTGCCGAGCTCCTCGTACATCTGATGCAGCGCGTTGTAGGTGTTCGACTTCTGGAACACGCGCTGCATGCGCTTGGTCACGTCATCGAGCCAGAGCTTGACCGGGTCGTACGAGTTGAGCTCCGGGTCCGGCGTGGCAAGGCGGAACCACTGCCGTGCCGGCGAGGTCGCGCCCGACATCATGCCAGCACCGAGGACGCGCAGGGCGCGGGTGCCGGTTGAGTCGTAGATGTTGTTGTGGCGGCGGTAGCCGCGGTCGCGGTCCTGCCGGAAGTAGCGACCATTGCGCGGCAGGATGTAGGAGGTGAGTTCCTGCCAGTGCGCGTACCAGGATGCACGCTCGCTCTTGAGCTGGCCCCACCGGGTGAACAGTCGATCCCGCGTGGGAGCGCCGGGATACGACTGATTGTCTCCGGTGTACTCGCTCATTTAGCCCCCGAGGAGAGAGGTGCGGCCGAGCTGAAGTTCCTGCGGGTTCACGCCCATCGGCCCGGTGAGCATGGTGCTCGAGGGACCGCCACCCATCTCGGCGGCGGCACGTCCCATGATGTCGGCGACGGCGGGCTCGGCGCGGTTGGCGGCGGCCATTGCCTGCTGGCTGCGGCGCTGCTGGCTGCGAGCCTGGGCGGCTGCGGCGTCCTGCGCCTGCTTCTGCTGGCCCATCGCCTGCTGCTGCATGGACGCGCCACGCTCGCCGGCGACGATGGCGTACCCGGTTCCGGCGGCTGCTGCGCCCGCTGCGATGCCTGCGAGGATGGACGAAATCGCTGCCATGTCATATCTCCTTGACGTGCGAACGTTCGGTGTTGACGTAACCCATGCGGGCAAGCATCTTGGCGATGGGCGTCTCGCCGTCCACGACGAGCTCGCTCATGCACAGGAACCTTGCGCCTGCGTCCTTGGCCCAGCCCTCGAGCGCCGCCATGAGGCGGAAAGGGATGCGCGTCATGCGGTGCGCTGGGTCCACCCACCACGCCAGTTCAATGGCGCACGGGATGCTCGGCGCAAACCACATGGGCGCGATTGCGCCCGCGATGGCCCCGACCACCTTGCCTTCGACCTCCGCGACGAACATGCCGCCGGAGCGGACGATGGCCGAAATGCCCGTGCGAATGTCATCGTCGGACGGCTCGATCATCGTGCCGTACGCGCTGTAGCCGATGAAATCGCGGGCCATTGCGGTCAATTGGTCGATGTCCTGCTCGGTTGCCTGCCTGACCATGACTGTAGACCTCCGTCTAGCGGTTACGGGTACTGATCTCTTCGTACGGGTCGTAGTCGGTCGGTCGCGTGTCGATCTTCTCGCGCACCTCACGCGGCAGCATCTTGGCGACCGGGTAGGCGAACGTGAGGCAGAGCGCGTCGGCCATGTCCGGGCTGCCGCCGCCCTGGAGCCGCTTCTTGATCTCGTCCTTCGACTCGAGCACGCGCTTGCCGGCGGCGTCGTACCAGTAGATCGGCGTGCTGATTTCCTGCTTCAGCGTGATGTCGTTGGGGATTGAGCCGCCCGCCTGTATCCACTCGCGTATGGCCCACCACATCTCGGTGCGCTTGTTGACGAACAGGTTGGCGTAGGTCGCCTTGCCGCCGAACGCGACCTCGGTTACGTCGTAGCCGAGCTGCCGCAGGCGGTCGATGACGCCAGCGCCTGCCCCGGCGTCGATGAACACAGCGTCCGGGTCGCGGTCCTCGATGACGTTGGCGATGGCTGCGGCGAGCGCCATGTTGTCGATGCCGTGGTGGACGATGGGCGGCTCCATGCGGAGCCCCTGGCGCAGGACGATCACGCTGCGGTCATCCCCGAACCGTGCCGGGTCCACGCCGACGATGAGCGGCTGGTCGATGATGTCGCCGTCCTGGTACTGGCGCTGCGCGGCGTTCTCTGCGTCGGCGAGCGCAATGAGCTGATCGTCGCCAGCTGCGCTGAAGTCGCACAGGTATTCGCGTGCGAACGCAGCCTCGGGCATGTCGCGCTCGAGGCGCTTGACCTCGTCGGGCGCGAGCGCATCGGTGTCGTAGACCGTGTACTTCGCCGCATACCAGTCCTCGAGGGAGCCGCTTGCGGCGCGGTAGTAGAGCTCGCTGAACAGGTTGATCCCGGCGGGGGTGCCGATGAACAGCGCCCATCCGCGGCGGTCGGACAGGGCGGGCTGGATGATGGCCTCCCATACCTCGGGCTTGATCTGCGCGACCTCGTCGATGACGCAGCCGTCGAGGCGCACGCCACGGAGGGCGTCCGGGTTGTCGCCGCCGAACAGTCGGATCGTGGCCTTGTTCGACTTGAACGTGACGGCGAGGTCGGCCTCGTTCACGTCCACGGACCCGGTGCGGATGAATGGGTCGATCTTCTGCTTCAGTCGCGCCCAAGCGATGGCCTTGGCTTGCTTTAAGAACGGGGCCACGTACACGAAGAACCCGAGATCCGACTGGCACTTCACCGCCCGGTGGAGGAGTTCCATGAGGGCGAGTTCGGTCTTGCCGGCGCGTCGGTGCAGGGCGAGGACGGTGAACCGCCGGCGCTCGAGGTGGCACCGCCGCTGCCAGTCCCGAGGCTCGTATCCGAGGCGGATGGTCTTATTCGCCATCCGGGACGCCGGTGATGACGTTGAGGGTGATTCCGCCGCCGTGGTCTACGGCGACCTTCTCGCCATACTTGGCCGGGTTTGCCATGCGGAGGATCTTGAGCTTGGTGTCGATCTGGTATCGACGCCACGCGGCCTGGACGGGCGTTTCCGGCTCGATATCTGCGATCTCCCCGCACTGCTCAAACATGGCCTCGAAGCCTGTCTCGCGTGCGGCCTTGTAGTGACTGAAAAACTCTGGATCAAGGTCAAACCACCCGGTGATCGTTTGCCTTGCTGGCTTGCCCTTCTGTTCGCAATACGCGAGCAAGGTCTTGCCTTGGGAGATCCACGCAAGTACTTCGCTGGCAAATGGTTCAGGTGCCTTGGTCAGGGCTGGCCGGCCTATCTTTCGCTTGACGAGGGCGTTTCCAGTCGGCGGGGAGAGAGGCGCGGCGCTGGTAGCGGCAGATCTTGCTGACGGTGGTCCAGCGGAGTCCGAGGGCTTTGGCGATGCGACGATAGCCCCATCGGTGCTCTTCGTGGAGCTCTCGGATCTCTTGGATGACTTCGTCGGGGATCGTGGCATTGTGGTGTGTTTCGCCGACGCGGCGGCCGTTCTCACCGTAGGCCGCGAGTTTGGTCACTTGCGCTTCTTGCCCTTTGCCTTCACGTCTGCGCGGTTGAACTTCTTGGCGACGGACATGGGGACGCCGACCTTCTTGGCGAAGCTGCGACTGTGGGCAGCGGCTGCCATGAGCCGTCGCTGGGCAGGTGACTTGCTGGGCATTAGGCGGATTCCTTCGGGGTGAGGGTGATGCGGAGTCCTGCGGCATCGGCGAGTGTGATGGCGGAGTCGAAGGTGGCGGTTCGCTTCCCGATGACGGGCGCGGTGGACAGCAGGCACATCACGGTATGTGCGCGGAGCCTGCCCTGCTGCTCG